GTAACTTGCAGCGCAGCCAGATCAGGATGCGGGCCAACCGGGATGACTGGAACGGGGCGGCAGACGCCTTCCGCCAGTGGACGATGGGCGGCGGCAAAGTCCTTCCAGGTCTGGTTAAACGCAGGGAAGCCGAGATTGCCCTTTTCCTGTCTTGACGGGAGAATACCGATATGCCGCTCAAGAAACTCTCACTCAAGCCCGGTGTAAACAAAGAGAACACCCGCTATACCAACGAGAACGGTTGGTACGAGTGCGACAAGGTGCGCTTCCGCCAGGGCACTCCCGAGAAGATCGGCGGATGGGCTCGCATCTCTGCCAGTACGTTCCTTGGTGTCTGCCGCTCCCTTTGGAACTGGGTGACCTTGGGCAATCTGAACCTGATTGCGCTTGGCACCAATCTCAAGTTTTACATCGCCCGTGGCGGCGTGTACTTTGATATTACGCCAATCCGTGCAACGGTTACGATCAACAACAACCCCTTTGCGCTGACCGCCTCGACCACGGTCACGGTCACAGACACGGCACATGGCTGCGTCACGGGGGATTTCGTGACTTTCAGCGGTGCCGTTGATATTGGCGGGGTTGGCACCAACGTGACTGCTGCTGTCCTGAACCAAGAGTTTCAGGTCACAGTACTTACGGTTGACACCTACACCATCACGATCTCTGTGGTGCCCAACGCCACAGCCATCGCCGGTTCTCCGGGTGGCGGTGCGGCAGTGGTTGCTGCATATCAGTTAAACATTGGATCGGCCACGGCCATCCCTCTTACGGGATGGGGAGCCGGTGCGTGGAGCGCAGGGGCGTGGGGTGTTGGCGGGACCTCTAACACATCCATCCAGTTGTGGAGCCAGAAGAATTGGGGCGAGGACTTGGTGTTCGGGCCTCGCGGTGGCGGTATGTACTACTGGGATGCCACAACAGGCGTCACGACCCGTGGGGTTGATCTTTCCACTGTGTCCGGGGCCAACGGAGTACCAACCAAGCAGAACTTGGTCTTTGTGTCTGACATCAATCGCTTTGTATTTGCCTTCGGGTGCAACGAGATCGGCTCATCTGTGCTTGACCCCATGCTGATTCGATGGTCAGACCAAGAGAGTACGACGGACTGGACTCCGGCAGCGACCAATCAGGCAGGCAGTCTCCGTCTTTCTGATGGCAGCGAAATCATTGCAGCCATCCAGGCCCGTCAGGAAATCGTGGTCTTCACGGACTCTGCCGTTTACTCCTTGCAGTATCTTGGCGCACCAGATGTTTGGGGCGCTCAGACGCTTGGCAGCAACATCTCCATCCTCAGCCCAAATGCGGTAGCAATTGGTTCTGGACGCATCTACTGGATGGGCGTGGACAAGTTCTACGTATATGACGGTCGCATACAGACACTTAAATGTGATCTGCGTCGTCACATCTTTGGGGACTTCAATCAATCTCAGGCGGCGCAAGTCTTTGCCGGGACCAATGAAGGTTTCAATGAAATTTGGTGGTTCTACTGCTCGGCCAACTCTATGGACATCGACAGGTACGTTGTCTACAACTACGCTGAAGAGATTTGGTACTACGGAACGATGGCCAGGACGGCATGGCTTGACTCCGGCCTGCTTGACTATCCCATCGCTGCAACGTACCTGGGCAACATCGTGGAGCACGAGAACGGCGTAGATGACAACGCCACCGGGACACCCACTGCAATCAACGCCTACATTGAATCTGCCGAGTTCGACATTGAAGACGGACAGAACTTTGGCTTTATCTGGCGCATGTTGCCGGACGTGACGTTTGTAGGATCGACGGCCAACAATCCGGCAATCACCATGTCGCTCATCCCCATGAAGGGATCGGGCTCAGGGTTTAACAACCCTCAGTCTTTGGGCGGATCAAGCAGTGCAGCGGTCACGCGCACGGCCACAGTGCCGATTGAGCAGTTCACCAACATCGTTTACATCCGGGTTCGTGGGCGTCAGTTGATTATGAAAGCCGAGTCCAATGCTCTTGGCGTGACGTGGCAGTTGGGTTCTCCCCGTATCGACGTTCGGATGGATGGCCGCAGATGACACTGCTTGTCGAAAATGTCACCGTACCTGCGCCGCCCAATCTTCCCCTGGCACCGGGGAATTACGACTCTCGGTATCAGGAGCAGTTCAACAACGTCCTGCGTCTGTACTTCAACCGTTTGGACGCAATACTGAGGGGTCTTGTGACTACAACCGTACCCATCCCCATCTCCATTGGCGGCACCAACACGGATGCCTTTGGGCGGCTGCGGGTCAGTCAGCCCTACACGCTCTTCGACAGCCAGAACCGCTACGCCGCAGACAACCAGTTTGATGTCTCCACGACCGGCACGGGCACGACGACGTTCCTGTCCAACGAAGCGGCAGTCAAGATGGAAGTCACCGGGGCCGGTGTTGGCTCTGTCTTGCGGCAGTCCTACCGCTCATTCCCGTATCAGCCAGGGAAGGGTCTGTTGGTGCTTGCCACCTTCGTGATGGACAGCAGCATGAGTCTGAACCTTACGCAGCGCGTGGGGTACTACAACGACCAGAACGGCGTGTTCTTTCAGCGCATCGATGGCACGTTCTCATTCGTTCTGCGGTCCTACGTCACAGGCTCTGTCTCCAATGTTCGGACGGTCAACCAAGATGACTGGAACGGCGATAAGTTGGACGGCACGGGAGACTCTGGCTATACGCTCGACCCGTCCAAGGCACAGATTCTGTGGATGGACTTTGAGTGGCTCGGAGTCGGATCAGTCCGGTGCGGCTTCATCATCGATGGCCAGTACATCGTCTGCCACACGTTTAACAACGCCAACGAGATCACCAATGTTTACATGACCACGGCCATCCTGCCGGTGCGCTATGAGATTGTGACCACCACCTCTGCGGTGGCGGCTTCGATGAAGGCAATCTGCTGCTCGGTCATCTCTGAAGGCGGGTTTGAGCAGACATCCATTGACCATGTGGCGCGACGCACCACAGTCTTGGGGACTATCGGGACGACCTTCCTGCCTGTCGTTTCCATCCGGCTTGCCTCTGGACGGACGGGTGCGGTGGTTCTGCCAAACCGGGTGCAGGTGTTGCCCACGACCAGTCAGAACTATGAGGTGGCACTGATCAAGAACCCCACCCTGACGGCTGCATCATGGACGGCAGTGCCGACTGATTCCAATGTGGAGTTTGATGTAGCGGCCACAGCCACCACGGGTGGCTCCATAGTGCAGACGGACTATGTGACCTCTTCTGGCTCAGGCGGGACACAGGGCCTTAGCGCGGCCACAGGGTACAACTTTGACTTGCAACTGGGCGCAACGATCAGCGGAACTAGCGACATCTACACCGTTGCTGTCAGAACTGTCTCTGGTGCAACCACGGGTGATGTGGTTGGATCGCTGTCCTTCTACGACTTGACTCAATAAGATCATGGCGCGACTTCTTACAGAGCAAGAGTTTGAACAGCGTTTCGTGCCAGAGGACACGTTCGTCCAACCCGAGCCCAGGGACATCGTGCAAACGCTGGAAAGCGCGGGCTTTGTCCCTCAGAACAATGTCCTGGACTTGGTTGGAACGGCTCCTTCCGCCGCTCCCTCTACCGCTTCTTCTGCGCCCACCACCACACCCACCGCCGCCGGTCAGCCCCCGACTGACCCGCGTGATCTGATCACATATTTAAACAAGACAGACCCCAACTTTGCCCAGACTGCCTTGGATAAATACAAGGCTGATTACGCTGCGGCATCTGCTGAACTTCATGGGGCAACGCCAACAACGCCATTGCCGGGCACAGATGTTGGCGGATGGAATATCACACCCTTTGAAACCTACAGGCCAGACCCAAGCGGGTTTGATATTCCTGATAGGCAAGTAACTGATGCGGACAAGATTCTTGGTGGTTATAACGCCACCAAAACCACTTATGGTCCAGACGGAAAGCCGATTGAAAACACGCTTACTTACGATGTGGGCGGCGCAATAACAGGCTCAACTCAACGCATCTTTACGGGCGGAGATAGCGGATATTTTGTCGAGCGTGACGCAAACGGCAACATTATTAGAGCAACAGAATTTGATTACTCTGAGGCTTGGAAGGGCGCGGCAATACCGCTTGCACAGATGGCTCTTATGGCAGCAACTGCCGGAGGAGC